CAACAACGAATTCACCGCCTGGGTGACGCACTACATGTGGAAGTTCGGCATCCGCGTGAAGGACTACCGCTACCTCGTGCGCATCTGCAACATCGACACCAGCGCGTGGAAGGCGGACCTCTCGGCCGGCGCCGACATCGTCAGTTCGCTTATCGATGGCGTGCAGACCATCTACAACACCGAGGGCATCACCCCGCGCATCTACATGAACCGCCAGGTCGCGGCCATGCTCAACAAGCAGATCGCTCGCCGTGGCGGCAACGACATGCTGGCCTGGGTCGATGCCGACAAGGTCGGCATCCGCGGCGGCGGCGGCCTCGGCAGCCCGCTCATCCAGACCTTCCTCGGCGTACCCATCCGGGTCGTCGACTCCCTCACCATCACCGAGGCTGTGGTGTCCTAATCCGGGCCCCAACTCATAGAGAACAAAGAAAGCACCCACAGCCATGATGATCGACAATGCCCTGGCCGTCAGCAACGCCCAGGTCGTCACCGCCACCGGCAACAGCACCGACTACATCGACCTCCTCGGGTCGGTGAACATCGGCGCCGGCAATCTGCAGAAGCTTGCCGCCATCCTCAACATCACCGCCGCCTCGGGAACCAGTCCGACCCTGACGGTGAAGCTGGTCGGCGCCGACGACAGCGGTTTCTCCACCAACAAGGTCACGCTCGGCGCGATCGTGGACAACATCACCGCGGTCGGCAACTACCGCATCCCGATCGCCAACGTCGCCCGCAAGCGCTATATCCGCCTGGAATACACCGCCGGCGGCACGACCCCGTCCTTCACCTGCACCCTGTGCATCACCAAGGACGACGAGGCCCGTCAGACGCCCTGATCCTCCTTCCTCGCGGAAGGTTTCCGAACCCCTGGCGCTGTGGTGGCGCCTGGGGTTCGGTGTCAGCAGTCTCCACCACCCACCACGGATCCATGCCCATGAAGTTCCTCGTCCGCCACAACGCTTATGTCAACATCCCGATGCATCGCAGCGACGACCCCGTCGGACTGCTGCGTCAGGTGCCGACGCTGATCACGGCGAGCCCGACCGAGCCCCACCTGCTCGAACTGCCCGACGACACCAGCCTCGACAACATCAGCAGCAAGTGGGAGCCGCAGGACGAAGCCGCCGTCAAGGCGCAGGTGCGCCTCAAGGACGCGCGCGCCAAGATCGCGGCCGATGCCACCGTCGCCCGCTCCGCCGGCGGCCTGGTGCCGGCCCAGGCGCCCGCCGAGTCCGCCCCCCCGGCCAAGCCCTCGCCGGCCGACATCGTCGACGCCCTGCTGGCCATGCCGTCCGCCGAACGCAGCGCCCTGCTCGCAGCTGCCGCCGAGCGCGAGCGCAAGGCCCGCTCCGAGGCCGAGACCGCCGGCACCATGTCGGGCGCCGTCAAGGCCGCCGCAGCCCAGAAGAAGCCCTGACCCATGTCCCTGCCCATCCTCATCTGCACGACGCAGGGCGTCGGTTCCTCAGCTGGTGTCGCAGTCCAGGGCGAGCTGGCCTTCGTCTGCTCGGGCGTCGCCGGCGGAATCACACAGCTCCAGATCAGCCCCGACGACGGCACCACCTGGATAAACGTTGGATCCGCCCTGTCGGCGGACGGCGTGATCTACCAGAACATCCCACTCGGCGCCCAGGTGCGCATCACCGTCGCGACCGCCGGAAGCGTCACCTGTCGCGCCGGCCTGTGGGATAATCACTGATCGAGGGCGACGCCCCAAGGATTCCGCATGCCCTTGTCCGCCGTCCAGATCAGCAACTTGGCCCTGGCGCGCATCGGCATCCAGCAGTCGATCGACGACCTGGAAGAGGCCTCAGCCGAGGCAAGGGCCTGCAATCTCGCCTTCGGGCCCTGCCGCGACGAGCTGCTGGAGGGATTCCCCTGGCCCTTCGCCAACCGCACGGCAGTGCTCGGCCTGGTCGCTGAGGATCCGACCGACACCTGGGCCTATGCCTATCGCACCCCCAGCGACTGCCTGATCGCCCGCAGCCTGGGCGACGACATCCCCTTCGCCATCAGCGGGGACAGCTCGGGCGGGCTGATTTACGCCAACATCGAGCCTGCGACCCTGGAATACACCGCCAGCATCACCGACCCCGGCCTCTGGCCCGTGTCCTTCGGACAGGCCCTGGCGTGGCGCGTCGCCCTGGACATCGCGCCGGGCCTGGCCCGCACCGAGGGCGTCATCGACCGCGTCGAGCGCAGCTTCCGCCGGGCGCTCGCCGATGCCCAGACCAACCGCTTCAACGAGCCGGCCCGCGAGGCGGCGGACGACGCCGAGGCGATCCGGGACCGGGAGTAGCCCATGGCCTCGGTCATCCAGCGTAGCTTCGCCGGCGGCGAGATCGCCCCCGCCCTCTACGGTCGCGCCGATCAAGCCAAGTACGGCACCGGCGCGCGCCAGATCGTCAACGGCATCGTGCAACGCTTCGGCGGCGTCACCAACCGCAGCGGGACCATGCTCGTCGCGGAGGCGGTCGGCAGCACCAGCGCCAAGGCCACGCGACTGCGCCGCTTCGTCTACAACGCCGGCGTGACCTACCTGCTGGAGTTCGGCGACTTCACCCTGCGCATCATCCAATCCGGCGCCCGCCTCGGTCCCGGAAGCCCGGCGGCCTGGTCGAACGCCACCAACTACGCCATTGGCGACCTCGCCACCTATGGCGGCATCGTCTACTACGCCAAGGCCGCCAGCCTCAACAAGCAGCCGGACACCAACCCGACCGAGTGGTATCCCCAGCCGACCGGCGTCTACGAAATCCCGACGCCCTACGCCCATGCCGACCTGCGGGCGCTCCAATTCATCCAGTCGGCCGACGTGATGACCATCGCGCATCCGTCCTATGCGGTGCAGGAATTGAAGCGCTACAGCGCCACCAAGTGGATCCTGGCCGCCGCCGTCTTCGCCCCGACCATCGCCGCCCCGACCGGCGTCTCGGCCACCGCCGGAACGGCCGGCGCCATCGTCTTCAACTACGTCGTCACCGCCGTCCTGCCCGACACCTTCGCCGAATCGCTGGCGTCGAGCGTCGCCACCTGCAACGCCGCCACCCCCACCAGCGCCGCGCCAAATCTCGTCGCATGGTCGGCCGTGTCCGGGGCCCTGGAATACAACATCTACAAGGAATCAAACGGCGTTTACGGATACATCGGAACGGCGCGCGGCTTGAGCTTCAAGGACATCAACTACCTGCCTTCCACAACCGAGACCCTGCCAACCCCGGCCACCGTCTTCGCCTCGTCCGGCAACTACCCGTCCGCCATCGCCTATTTCCAGCAGCGCCTGTGCTGCGCCAACACCCTGAACGCGCCCGAGGGCATCCTCATGTCGCGCTCGGGCATCTTCCACGACTTCTCGACCAGCTCGCCATTGCAGGATGACGACTGCATCAAGTTCAGCATGGCCGGGCGCGAGGTGCAGGAGGTGCGCCACCTGCTCGACCTCGGCCGCCTGGTGGTGCTCACCAGCGGCGGCGAGCACGTCATCACCGGCGACGCTGACGGCGTCGTGCGCCCAACCGCCATCAACCCGCAGCAACAGGGCTATCACGGCGCGGCCAGCATCCCGCCCGTAGTGATCGGTAACAGCGCCCTCTTCGTCCAGGCCCGGGGCACGATCATCCGCGACCTGCGCTATGATCTCCAGGTCGATGGATACCAGGGCCGCGACCTCACCATCTTCGCACAGCATCTGTTCGATGGCCACAGCATCGTCACCATGGCCTACGCCGAGAACCCCCACAGCGTCGTCTGGGTGGTGCGCGACGATGGGGTACTCCTGGGCCTGACCTACGTCCGCGAGCATGAGGTGTGGGGCTGGCACCAGCACAACACCGACGGCATCTTCCTCGACGTCGAGGTCGTTCCCGAAGGCAACGAGGATGCCGTCTATGCGCTGGTCGAACGCACCGTCAACGGCCAGGCCCGTCGCTTCGTCGAACGCTTCGCCTCGCGCCTCGTCAGCGATGTGGCCGTTGACGCTCATTTCATGGACTGCGGCGGCGTCTACGACGGCCGCAATACGGGATCGACCAGCCTCGTCCTGACCACCGCGACAACCTGGGCCTACACCGAGCCCATCACCCTGACCGCCTCGGCCGCGCTCTTCTCGTCGGGCGACATCGGCAATGCCTATGTCCTGACCATCGACGGAGTGGACCTCTCCTGCCGCGTGACCGCCTATACGGACACGACCCATGTCACGGTCGAGCCGGCCAGCGACGTCCCAACCAGCCATCAGGCCATCGCCACGACCACCTGGGCCAAGGCGGTCGATCAGATCGCCGGGCTTTCGCACCTGGAGGGCAAGAGCGTGGCCGTGCTCGCCGACGGCGAGGTCGTCGCCAACGGCTACGACGAGCCGCAGATCGTGGTCAGCGGCGGAAGCATCGCCATCGACATACCGGCCGCCGTCGTCCATGTCGGTCTGCCCTACACCTTCGACCTGGAGACGCTGGACTGGGAGAACCCGCAGAGCGAGACCCTGCTTGACAAGCAGAAGCTCATCACCGGCGCCACGCTGCTGGTGCAGGACACACGCGGCGGCTTCGTCGGCGCCGACGGCAATCACCTGGACGAGATCAAGCAGCGCGCGACCGAGGGCTATGGCGAGACCATCGCCCCGGCAACCGGACAGATGGAGTTGGCCCTGTCCGGCACCTGGAGCCAGCGCGGCCGCATCCTGGTCCGCCAGAAGGATCCGCTACCCATCACTGTCCTGGCTGTCATCCCCCGCGGAAAGATTGGAGGCTGATATGGGCGCCACTGCACCCATCGCCATGGGCGTCGGCACGCTGATGTCCTACCAGGCCCAGATCGAGGCCGGCAAGGCCAACAAGACGATCAACGAGTACAACGCCCGCGTGAGCGATGCCCAGGCCACCGACGCCCTTGCCCGCGGCGAGGAGACGGCCGGCCTCATCCGCAGCGATGCCCGGCGCGTCACCGGCGCCCAGCGCGCCAGCCTCGCCGGTCAGGGCATCGACCTGTCCAGCGGTTCGGCCGTCGACATCCAGAACGACACCGCCGTCCAGTCTGAGCGCGACGTCCGCACCGCCCAGGCCAATGCCGCCCGCGAAGCCTGGGGATTCAAGGCCCAGGCAAAGGGCCAGCGCATGGCCGGGAAGTACGCATACCAGGGGGCCATCGCCAACGCCAACGGGTCCCTGCTGACCGGAGCCGCGCAGACGGCCGGCATGTGGCAGGACTACAAGTACCGGGGCAACGGCAACGCCCCTAGCGGCAAGGCGAGCTAGACCCATGGGCATTCGCGTCCCCCAATACGACCGCCGCATCACCCAGACCCGGGCCCTCCCCGGCGAGCAGTTGGGCAATGTCTCCCCCGACGCTTTCGGCGCCGGCCTCGGCGAGGGCATCCAGCGCGCTGCATCGACTTTGCAGTCCCAGGTGCTCGGCCCCGCCTGGGATCGCGCCAACCAGGCCAAGATCGACGATGCCGCCCAGCGCCTGGCCGAGAAGCGCCTGGAACTGACCCAGCGCCTCCAGCAGGCCCAGGGCGAGCAGGCCCTGGCCC